GCCCTATCCATTATTAACTCTCATTTGCTTCGTATCACCCGCGAAGGTAGGCGAAGAAAGAGAATTAAAATGGAATCTTATTTAGTCTCAATATGTTTTACTGCACCAGCTTCCGCTTCGTGAAGATGCTTAAACCGACCTTGCCACGCACACTTGCATTCAGCATAATATTTGTAGTTTAAACCTTGTTGAGGCTTTACTGTCACTTTATGCTTTCCATCACTAGTTTCCATAGTAAACACAATATCCGAAGGATCTTCACCATGTACAGCTTCTTCGACTTCATCTTCGACTTTATGAATTTCGGCCTTCATTTTACCAAGAGCACCAATTTTCGTAGGTGTTGCTTGTTGTGTAGCATCAGTAACATTAAGCTGCTCATCTACATCAGCTTTAACTTCGGACGAAGTTCCCAACTTATCATCCAATCCACCCATCACAGACTCCTTTCAGGTTTAAAAAAGGCTCCTTTTTTCGCTCTGGCAGTTTCCGCACTCTTTCTTTCTAATGTTAACGTACCATTAGAACCTACGGGCCATTCGAACCCCACACGCCCAACCAATGAGAAGCACCAGCAGCAAAACGCATTTTAGATTTTTGCTTCAGTGCATCTGTGTCAAAGTCATCATCATAATCCATGTCTGGTTTTTTACGCCACATGAATTTAAGTTGATGCATATCTTTTGCGCAAACTGCAAACCATGCAGTGTCAGAAGTGAGATAATGGCCAACCATATAGCCAAGATCTTCACCAAGCAATGCGTTAATTTCATTGGTCGCAGTTCCCGGTTTACCGGGGCTTCCCAGTAGTTCCCGAGCCAAAAATCTAAGCGCTGGAGGAATAACCAGAGCTTTAGGCTTAAGAACAATAGGAAGACCAACACCATCTACAATTCGTTCAAATTGATTTGTCATTGCAATTACAGCCGCAAGACTCAAATCAACATCTACTGCGGGACGATTAGGAAAGGTTCCCGCAGCAGAAATAACTCCTGATAGTCCAGGCCCGTAGTTTGTGGCTGTAGGTCCACCAAGAAGAGGATGTTGATTATTAAAGAGACTTACACCATCAATTGTTTTGACGGTTGAAAAGCCAAGATTAAAGATATTCCACGGAACCATTTCTTCCGTGAAACGCTGAGAGCGTGCCAACGCTTTAGGAATTTGCTTAATTACGCCATATTGATCGTCTTCATAAAGTTCAAAAGAAGCGCGAGCAGCAAGAGCGTAGGTTAGAGGAATATAACGTAAGGTGCCACCTTGAATAACCTGTGTATAATTAACAGGTGTATTTTCAGGTTTATATGGCATCGGGCCAGTTCCTGCAAATTCTACGTCGTCTGCATAAGCAGTAGTAATATTCTCGACGTTAAATACAGCAGGATATTCTAGGTCCCGTTGATAAGTCTCTAACCATTGGTTAAAGAGCTTATGTATGCCAGGCGCCATTAATTGTGCATACTGGCCGCGAACCATAGTCATAAAATATTAAGTCTCCTTGATTTATATAACGAACAACAAAGTAAAACAAGGCTCCTTTTTGGTTAGTTAAGAATTATGAATATTGCGATGCAGAACGTAGGAACTTAAAACGTACTCTCGCGTTAGGAATAAGACCGTCAATTGGTGAAATCTCGACTAGCTCAACCACAGTATTAGTACCTGCGGTAACCTTAGCTCCATCTACATACCAATAAATAGGAGCCGTCAAGTCAGCCGTAAGGCCGAATTGAGTATTAAGCATAGCTTGTGTTGGAGTTGCTCCTACTGAGGTTCCAAGAGCAGAATTATCAAACATTGCTTCGAAGATAGTATCATCAATAGCAGTGTTAAATTCAATCTGACCAGTTACAAAAGGAGCACCACGGGGAATATTAACAGCTAAACTTTCGTTTGGTACTGAACCAAACGTAGTTCCTGTTCCTGGAAAACCTACGCCTACAAAACCACTTGGCGCGCCAGCTCCTGAAGATGCTAAATTGTGCGCATCTTCCATAGCAACACCAGCAATTACAGCAGCTACGCCACCACCTGTTCCTGCCCAAGCGATAATATTTCCAGTTCCATCAACAGCAACTGGAGTACCTGCAAGAAAAGTTTGTCCATTTTTTTCGTTAATTGCTCTAGTATTATCAGTGTTACCACTGATGGTTTGTACAACTGTAATAGGGGCATGATGTGCTAAAAATGCAGCCATTAG